CTGAGCTCTGTCAGCTCGGCGCGCACGGCTGAAGCCACAGCGGCGGCTGTCGGGGCGCTGGTCGGGGCTGTGTAGGCTGCCGAGGCCAGTCGGCTAGAAACCGAGGCATCCAGATTAGAAAGCTCGGTCAGTTCGGTGCGCACGGCGGAGGCCACCGAGGCGGCACTAGGCACGCTCGGGAGGTCGCCGGTCGTGAGGGTTGAACGGCTCGAGATCGTTGCGTCGAGGTTCGCGAGTTTGGCGGAGTTGCTGTCCATCTCGGCTCGGATTTGGACGACGGTCGGGATCGAGAGGGCGGAGATGGCGGACTCGACGAGGCTTTGGTCTGCGGGGTCGCTGGGGAGATTGTCTGTGGAGGCCTTGATGGCGGCGATGTCGGCGGTTGGTATGTCGCTGACGGCTGCAGGGCTTGCTGGCAAGTTGTCGGTTTTGGCCTTGATTGCCGAGATGTCCGAGTTCGCTGGGGCTGTGTAGCCAGAGGAAGCGAGTCGTGAGCTGGTGGCAGCATCGAGATTTTCGACTCCCGCTCGGCCGAGAACCCAGAGGCTCGGGATGTGCTGGGCGTCCACGGTGGAGTCGGTGGTTTTGAAGATGGCGGCGTATTCGCCCTCCGAGGAATTGTCGGTTGAGAGCGTGTAGGCATACAACCCGCCGCCGAGAGCGGTGGCGCTGCCTGCGGTCACAATCTGCGTGCCGCTTGGATTGTAGATGTCAACGGTGACGGTGAGGCCGGTTTTGCCTTGTTTCAAGGCGGTAAAAAACGCCAAGAACTTTACGGAGGTGGAGACTTGTTCGAGCATGGGTGGTGGTGGGTTTAGATTTCTTCGGGTTGCGGGAGTAGTGGCAGGACTTCGGACATGGGGAGGACTTCGACGAGCGGGAAAAGCTCGCTGGGGAGATGCGCAAATCCGCCGGAGTAGAGGCCGCCGGGGCCGACTTCGGTCAGCAAATCCGCGCAGAGCATTTTGCGGCCATCGACGAGATCGACGGGCGAGGCGACATGGCGCGGGTTGCCATGCTCGGACTGCACGGCGGCGAGTTGCGCGGCGAGTTCAGCGCTAAAAACGAGCGCAAGGTCTTTCGCGGTGTCGTAGCTGACAGGCTGGGAAATGAGGTCGGCGAGTGTCATGGTATTGCAGCGGCGAGGGCAGTCATAAGCGTGCTGACGCGGGCATCAAGTTTAGCGAGGTCAAGGGATTCGCCGATCGAGTAGAAACTTTGGCGCTTGTTAGACCCTGATACATTTAAAGCTCTGCCAAACACTGCAATAGATGCACTTAATCTTGTTGTTGAGGTTATATTGAAATTAGTGTCAATTCCATTGTATCCTCTGCACGAAAAACTTGTTGAGTTATTTCTATTAACTCCATAAAGCCCTGTTGTTATTTGTCTTAACCCTATAGTTTGTCTAGCTGTTCCATTAGCATTAAAACTCATGTTTATGTGTGAGCTGGTATTTATCACCAATCCAACAACGCCGCTTGAAGCGTTCCCGATATAGCCGGAAACATTTGAAGTTGAAATATCTGTTATATATGTGCTCAAATGCACATTGTCTTGAGGAACAAGACTGCTATTGCCTGCCACATTTGAATTTAGATATTTTGTTGATCCGTTGCCTTTTAAACCTGTAGCGCGAGCGTAGTCGCCACTTACAAAATTTAAATTTGTCGGAGCTGGGCCAACCAAGGGCACTATGGCACCGGAGAGCGTGCGGGCACCTGCGAGAATGCACGAGGCTTGAATGGCTGACCAGATACCGTCCTGTTTTAACCCTTTAAAAAATTGGTCGTAAGCAGACTTGACGCCATCTTCCAACGCTTGGCCGTCTGCGGTCTCGACGGCGGCGATATACGCCAACGCATCAGGATCAGGCGGCAAAATCGTCGGCACGCGCAGCGGGGAGAGTTGGCCGTAGAGTGGGCTAATCATAATTTAAATTTCCCTTGTTCGACCAAGCTCCGGTGGCGCTGGCTTCCTGTGAGGTTGTTCCTGCGGGGTTGAAAACGGTGCGGGAGATTTCCCAGTTGGCGCTGTCGTAGACGCTGCCGTTGTTGGGAAAGTCGGCGTAGAGGAGGAAGCCTAGATAGGTGGTAAGGCCGTCGGCGGAGAGGTCGAAGGCCCAGACGCGGTCGGGTGCGTCTTTGGCACCGGCTAATTTGTAGACCGTGCCGTTCGGATGCTTGGCGTAAATCTTACGATCTGTGTGGTTGATCGAAATCGCTCCGGACGAGAGCTGGTCGGCGGTTGGGATTTTGCCCGCGACCGTCGAGAGTTTGGGAACTATTTGTGTGTTTGCCATGTGGCGGGTTTTGTTTTGCGGAGTTAGACCCCCCGCTTGGCGGAGCGCTATGGAGCGCCCCGCCGGGGTTGGTGGGCTGGTTAGTAGGTTCCGCCGTCGATCGTGGACTCGAGAGCGCTGATGCGGGTCTCGTGGTCGGCGACATCGGCCTCGACTGCGTCCAGGCGGGAGTCTGCGCTGGCTCCTTCGAGAGCGCTGATGCGGTTGGAGAGCGAGGTGTCGGCTGTCGAACGAGTCGAGCTCTCGGCATCCAGATTGGTCTGGACTGCGGCGATGTCGGACTCGAGGCCGGACACATCCGAAGCGCGGGCAGCGGCTTCGGCGGAGACTGCGGCGATGCGTGCGGACTCTTCCGAAACGATGTCGGCCTCGGCGGCGGTGACGCGGGTGGTCAGCGCGCTCAAGTCGCTCGAGACACCATTGATCGAGGTCTGGAGGCCAGAATCGCCAGCGATGCGTGCGGTCTCTTCAGCGGCGATGTCGTCGTTGATCGAGGAGATTGCGGACGCCAGGGCGTTGTCGTTCGTGAGATCGACCGAGTTGATCAAGCTGACGATTTCCGCGAAGCTGTCCTTATCAGCCTGTGAGGCAGAAAGGATCGCATCGATGCGGCCTTTTTCCGTGGTGATCTTGCCGTCCAAAGCGGTGTCGGCTGCTTCCAAATTGGAAACGGCGGAGCTGATCGCGGACTGGCGCGCGGATGTCTCGGCGGCGATGTCGTCGGCGAGGTCGCTTTCGGCACCTTGGGCGCGGGAGATTTCGGCGTTGAGGTTCGAGGTGAGCGTCGAATCCGCTGCGCTGCGCAGGTCGGCTTCGGCTTGGACCGCGTCGTTGACGAAGGTCTTTGTTGCGAATGTGTGGCTGCCGCCGATTGCGACTGGGCCGTTTGCTGTTCCTACAAAAAGTGAGGAATTTTGAAGGTCCATTGCCAACTCGCCAGTCTGAAGACTGATCGGAGCGCCTGAACCGCGTTTGATTTTAAGGATGGGATTTGCCATGGCTAATTAGGTGGTGGTGGTGGTTTTGGTTGGTCTGTTCGTGGGTGGGTGATTGTCAAAAATTGCCCGCGTCGATCACGGGGATCATGAGTGCGTAGGCGGCTGCGGCGGGGCTCCAGCGGTAGGGCATCCCCTCGTCAAGGGCCATGTAGAGGCGGTCGGGTTTCCCGATGCTCGGAAAGCTCGAGCGGCTCGGGTATTCGACGATGACGGCGGGGAGCGTGAGGTCGAACGATGAGAGATCGAGCGTCTGCCGGATGTTGGATTCGCTGATCGTTGTCATGAGTAGGCGAGAGTCTCCCGGTTAGCCCACGAGCCGACGGCGGAGGCGGTGGCGAGGATTTGGCCTGCGGCGTTGAGGGTGCTGCGGCGAATGGTCCAGCTTGTGGCGGTCTCGGGGAGGGCTGGCGCGGCGGGGCGGTTGGCGTTGAGGAGGCGTCCGCTGTAGGTGGTGAGGCCGTTGGCGGATTGGTCGAAGGCGTAGAGGTAGAGGGTGGGATCGATCGGGCGCTGGACGGTGCGGAGTCCAAGAGCGGTGCAGGAGATCTGCATTCCGGCGGCGGGCGCGGAGTCGAAGGTGATCGTGCCGGTGGCTTCGCTGACGAGGTAATCGGTGCCGGGGGTTTGCGTGACGCCGTTCAAGGCCACGAGGACATGCTCGGGATCGCTGCTGACGAGGCCGTCGATCGGGAAGGTGGTGGCAACGCCGGTGCCGATGCGGACGGTGGTGTTGATCGAGAGGCCGGGGGCGCTGGCGATGATGAAATCCGACAGGCCGGTGATCTCGGTGGCGGCGTGGGTGTGGACCGTGTCGGCTTTTGAAAGATCGACCCAGAGTTTGAATGCGGGGGAGGCGGAGGGATCGAAGGCGGCCCAGTAGCTTCCGGGCGGTGGATATCCGGGGTTCGGCTCTCCGATGCGGATGTAGAGTTCGCCGTTAAAACTGACGACTTGGCCGGGGGAGTAGTCGGCTCCGTTGTTGTAGGCGCCTTGGTAATCGACGGGCTCGGGCTGGAGGGCGGTGTCGGCCTTGGCTCCTTGGGCGGCGGTGGCTTTGCCGTCGATCTGCGTCTGGAGACTGCCGATGCTGGCGGCTGCTTCGGCAATCGAATCAAGCGCGGCAGGGTCCAGATTCGCGGTTAGATAATCGATTCGCGTCGAGAGCGCGGCATCTCCGGAGACTCGTGCATTTTGCTCCGTGGTCAGGTCGGCGGTGCGGGCGATGGTGGCGGCGAGTCGGGCGTCCGGCAGAGTGCCGGTGGTGAGGAGCGAGGCATCGATGGTCGGCGGCGCGGCGGCGACGACGGCGGCCGCGAAGTCGGTGATCTTGCTGGAAAGGTGTGGCTCGGGGGGGAATTCGGTCGGCTTGCCGGTGATGCTGTCCCAATCGGTGGCGAGCGGCGTGACGGTGCCGGTCGAGTCGATGGTGGCAAAGTCTCCGTTGGGGAGGAGGTAAAGCCGCTTGCCGGAAGCGGGAACCTGTGGCGCGCTTCCAGCGATGCCGAAATTGATGAAGCGGACGAGTTGCTGGCTCATGGCGCGGTCGGGGCTGGCATGAAGCCGATGCCTGCGGAGGTGTTGAAGGAGGCGATCGCTTGCTTTGTGCGCAGGGGGGTCATCCACTTGTCGTTGTCGGTGCCTGCTTCGGCTTCGCCTTGCGTGGCTTTGCCGTCGGGAACTGCGGCGGGGGTGCCTTCGGTGCCGAGGATGACGGAGTTTTGGATTTCGACTTGGAGGGTCGCCGTGCGGAGGGCTTGCGTGGGGGCAGTCCACTTGACCTCGAGGTAGGCGGGGATGCTGTCGGGAGAAGATGAAAAGGCGGCCTCGACCGGCTGGGTGTTGAGATCGAGGATGGTTTGGCCGTGGGCCGCCAGAGCGAGAAAGTTGGAGTCGGAGAACGAGGACTTGAGCGCGACGGTGGTCTGCGTGCCGGGGATCGCGGAGATGGCCACGCCGTTCTCGACAAAGACGACCTCGAGCGGCACTTGGTCGCGGCGCTTGAGCACGAGCGTCTGCAACGCGACATTGCTCGCGGCGGACTTCACGAAGCGCCGGTTTTTTGAATCTAGAAAAAGTTTCATGCCGCTCGAGCGAGAGGCGGGTGTCAAATCGGGCGGCTCTCCGAGCTATTTCTGGAGCGGTTCGGAGGGATTGACCACAGAGGACACAGAGGGCACGGAGACGGATTCCCATTTGCCAATCGGGCAGCGCTCGGTGGCCATTCGGATCTTCGCCCAGGTGCTGCATCCGCACTTGCGGCAGCGTCCGGTGTTGTTCAGCGCGGCGGAGTCCCACTCGGGGCAGGCGCGGCAGGTCGCTTCGCGGGCGGCGAGGATGTCGGGCGGGGTTGCGGTGAAGCCGGAGGTGATCCAGTTGAGGAGGGATTTGCCGAGGCTCGCCGCTTGTTGCGGGAGGCTGGGAGGCGTAGCCGGGGCCATAGAAAACTTCGAAAGAAACTCGTATTCTCCTGCGGAGTTGAGCTTGTAGATTTCGCTGGTCTCCATGACGGCCGCGAACTCGCTCTTCCGCTCACTGGTGAGCATTTCGGCTTTTGTTTGAAATTTTGCGGGGGTGAATTTCATGGACGCATTTCAGGTTGGCCCGGCCCCCATATTTCTTTGAGCGTGTTGTGGAGAGTGAAGCGATATGTGTGACTACTGTTCGCAAAAGTAGCCGGGAGTCCAAACGCACCACTATAAGTTTGAAAACTCTCAACGATGGTTCTTTCTTGAACCTTAAAGCCACCCGATTCAAGCGGCTCTGAATATGTGTAAGGGTGTTCGCTTGTAAGATAGTTATACCCAGCCAAATCAAAGCATGTAAGAGGAAAATTTCTGCAATCCCATGCCCAATGCTCGCTTTCGCAAGAGCTATTTTCGAAAATGGCCGGAGAAGTCTTTTCGATTAAGTAAATCACCCCTTCTATTTCCTCTGTTTCCCAAACTGCATCGGCCACCGTCCGGCTGTATTGAAAAAAGCTAATGTCCCCCCACTCTTCGGCATAGGTGACGCCAAAATGCTCGTAATAAGAACCAGAGTCGGAGCCTTCCGCCTTTACGACTTCGCAGACGCAAGGTTCCCAATCCTCGGTTCCCAGCGTCATGTAAAAAGTCGCCTTGTAAGTTAAACTCCGCGTGGCCGATCTTTGGATTGCTGGAAAAGCATTGCAGGTGACACCTGTCTCCGTCCCACCCTCCTCATTTTCATACTCATAAGGCGCACATACCACATCATACGATGGCAGACCTGCGTTGAACCCCCCGATAGAGTAACTACTTGTTGATTCAAGAGTAAGATATTTAAATTTCTGCGCTCCCTCGATAGGCGTGGCGGAGAAGGCACCGAAGCTGCAATCCCCGCAGCACCCACACGACACTGCGCGGAGGCCGCCGTCGGTCTTGATTTTGATTTTGTTGTCGGAGGTGCGGCCGAGGGTCATGGGAGAGAGTTTTAAGTTTTAAGAATTAAGTATTAAGTGGCGGTTTGCGTGATTGTCTCGGTGGCGTTTCTTAAAACTTACAAACTTAAGACTTAAGACTTGTGCTAGCATTCCTCCGTCGCGATCCAAGTGAGTGCGCCGTCCACCGCGCCGAGGA